GATTGGACACCAACCCTTGCAAATGACAAAGACGCGTGTTAGTATGCAATGGCACTAACACTCACTCACAGAAAGGAGCCAATGACATGGCCGAAGAGAAAGGTACCCGAAGCAACCCACCCAAGGATAACAAAGCCGAGGACGGCGAAAAGAAAATGAAGCAGCGGGGTAGCCCCCTGTTTCCGTCGGAAGGTGTGATTACGCTGCGCGTGGACACCAACCCGAAGCGCAAGGGCAGCAAGAGCTACGACCGGTTCAAATACCGGAATGGCATGACGGTTGCCCAAGCCATCGCCCAGGAGGGCGGGCCAACTTACGCAGACCTCAAGTGGGACAGCGAGCATGGCTTCATTGCCGTGAACGAGACCCCGGAGATGAAGGCCGCGTACGAGGCCGAGCAGAAGGCCAAATCGGAAAAGAAAGCAGCCAAGGAAGCTGCCAAGGCCGAGAAAGCGAAGCTGGCTGCCGCAAAGAAAGAGGCTGCCGCAGCGGATAAGAAGGCAAAGGCTGACGCCGCCGCAGCAAAGAAGCCCAAAGAAGGCGAGGGCTCACGCGCTAGCGCGTGAACTTTCCGCTAGGGGGCGGGCCATCGACCCGCCCCCGATCTTTACGAGGTGAATAATGCACATCTACATTCCTAGCTCTGGTAGAGCTACGCGTCAGATTACGCTCCAGAATCTTCCACTTGCTTGGCGCAAAGGCACCCGGGTCGTGGTGCCAGATGACGAGTGGTCCACCTACATAACTCGCATATCAGGTAGCGAAGCGATGCTGGTGCGCTGTCCGGCAAAGGGCATCGGCAACACCCGCCAGTGGATAGTTGACAACTGTTCCGGCCAGTATCTACTGATGTTGGATGATGACTTAACCTTCTTTTGCCGCAGAGACGATGACCGCACTAAGTTTAGGGAAGCCGCTCACCAAGACGTAAATGAAATGCTCACTGCTGTACAGTGTCACCTAGAGTTTCATGCTCACGTAGGCATCTGTACCAGAGAGGGCGGAAACAGGCTGCCCGACCCTATATACCGCAACACCAGAACTCTGCGCGCCCTGGCCTACGATGTCCATGTGCTGCGCAAACATGATATTCGCTTTGATGCCATGCACCTGATGGAAGACTTCTACGTGAGCCTTAGCTTGCTGACCGCAGGGTATGCGAACCTGCTTATCAGTGACTGGGTGCATGACCAAGTTGGCAGCAACACCGAGGGCGGGTGTAGTCAGTACCGTACCATGGACGAACAGGCACGGGCGGCACGTGAACTAGCCACCGCATTCCCGGACTACGTGACACTGGTGAAAAAGAGAACGAAAACCGCTTGGGGCGGTAAGGAGCGAACAGATGTCCGCATACAATGGAAAAGAGCCTATGCAGATGGCAGAAGGAAGGCTAATTCACTGGATTAACGAGCGGTACAGCATCTACGCCAAGCGTGCGAACGGGGCTGCCCCGCCCTGGACAGGCGACACTATCTTGCAGAGCTATAGATTCTGCAACGTACATAGGGAAAATGATAAGGTCACCAAGTGGATAGCCCGCAACTGGCGCGACTCGAACGCTAACCACCCTAACCTCACTGCGGCCATGACTCTAGCCCGCATGTTCAATCTGCCTGATACACTTGCCGCTATAGACTATCCCTACACATGGGACTTGCCAAGCATGACTCGCCACGTCAAGGCACGACGTGCTTCTGGCTACAAGATATTCAACGGGGCGTATCTTATCACCACCTGCGGCGTCAAAATGGATAAGATAGACTACGTATTCCGGGTAGCGGACGATGTCTACAAAGACCGCGTGCTAAGAACGCCGTGTTATGTTACACTGGCAGACTACCATAGCAGGCTAACAAACGTGAAAGGACTCGGTGATTTCCTTGCAGCACAGATTATTGCGGACCTCAAGAACACGTCTGGACACCCGCTACAGGACGCCTGTGACCACCTCACATGGTGTGCCCCTGGCCCTGGTAGTATGCGGGGATTAAAGCGTCTGGTAGGCTCGACAGGCGTCACCAGGGGTTCTTTTATGGGGGTGGCCCTGGCTGCGTGGGGGCGCATACGCGACAGGCTTAACCCGATGCCTGGAATAGATATGCAAGATTTCCAGAACTGCTTGTGTGAATTCGATAAGTACGACCGCACCTACTTAGGTGAAGGCAAACCGAAGCAGAGGTACCGAGGTGTCTGAAGGAACCCTTACAGTAAGAACACAGTTTGAAGATGGCAGGGTAACTGCTAACCTGAACGTGCCTGGGGAGCCTCCCACCTGGATACAGGTCTTCGGCTGTATAGAAGATGCAGAGATATTTGCAGAAGATCACGGTCTAGAATTTATTGACGAGGTGACTTCTGATGCACACGATCTCTAGAAGAAACGTAAATGACGCTTACCCAGATGGCCTGTGGTATCTCAAGATTAACGGCAATGTGGAAGAAAGTCGCAATGGCAGAGTTATTGTCGCTCCTAATCCCGTGGTTAATGTTTATCATAATCCTAGGGAGCGCGTACTATTTGACTCTGTAAGGGACGCCAACCCCTTCTTCCACTTCTTTGAATCTCTGTGGATGCTGGCGGGGCGACAGGACGTTGACTACGTGGCGCAGTTTGTCTCCCGTATGCGCGACTACAGCGAAGACGGCGTAATCTTAGAGGGGGCCTACGGGTATCGCTGGAGACATAAGTTTGGCTATGACCAAATAACATGGGTAATTGACCACCTGCACAACGAGCCTGAAAGCAGACGGGCCGTAATAACGATGTGGGACCCCTCCTATGACATCGCATACGGTAGCAAGGATCTCCCTTGCAATACTCAAGTTTATGTGAGCCTCAGCTACCGCAACACGGAACCAGAAGTTGACATTAGCGTGTGCTGCCGGAGCAACGACGCTATCTGGGGGTGCTACGGGGCAAACGTGGTCCACATGAGCTTCTTGCAGGAGTATATAGCCTGCGCACTCAAAATGAACGTCGGGCGTTACACGCAATTCAGCCACAACTTCCATGTTTATCCCGATATGCCCAGGTTTGAAAAGATGTGGGCTGCCCCTGGTGATGGGAATAACCTGTACGCCCTGACTAAAGAAATACAAACAGGGCCTGAGTTGTTTACAGGGGACCACCGTAAGTTCTACAGTGTGCTCCGTGGCTGGCTGGAAAAACCCGACGATGAGCTCACTAGCTATCCATTTTTGTCTGTGGTAGCATACCCTATGTGGCAGGCATTCAAGTTTTACAAGGATGGAAGCCTAAATATGGCAAATCAATGGGCCGGGCAGATAGCCGCCCCTGATTGGAACTATGCTTGTGTGAGTTGGTTGCATAGACGAGGTGAAAAATGACAGCAAACGAACGTCAAGTGGACGGTGCTCACTACAAGGGCAAGCCGATACAGCACTGGGACTTCGTGCTTATGCACAAGATGCCCTACATGGAAGCACAGATTTTCAAGTACGTACTGCGCTGGAAGGATAAGAACGGCCTTCATGACTTACGCAAGGCCCAGCACTTTATCGAGAAACTGATAGAGTGGGAGCTTGCTGCACAGAAGCCTGTGGTTGACGTGTGCAGTGGCGCTCAAGAACCTACAGGTGACGTGCTGGCGCAGCAAGAAGCTGAAGACGCCCATCTGGAAGAGTGCAGGAAAGCACTCAGCAGTAAGGATGCCATGAACAGGTACATGAATCCTGATGCTAAAGAATTTGATACTGGTGAACCACAAGGCAAGGGGTATGTGGACCAAGACTAACAGATTGCTCCAAGTTAGCGGGAGCAGTCGGATGGGGTGCCAGTCTCCCCCGCCGACGCCTATGTGCGGAGCTCGCTGGCCCCGTTGCGCTTTCAGCCAGCCTAACCCCTTGTTTTTAAAGGGTTTTTACTGTGTGCCTGTCCAGTAGTCACTTTTTACCCCCTACCTACCCCCAAGGGTACCCCGTTTAAAACGCTCACGAGGCCGTACAGGGCGTCTTATTTGTTCCTACTTATGGCGCGGCTGCCAAACCACCACAAGACGCTCGCAGTAGCGAGGTATAGAACTGTAGCGATAATCTGGTCACGCATTTCCATGTTGTCTGTAGCAAGCGTGAAATAGATGGTGCCCATGAGGACTACCA